ACTTCCCTGAAGCGCTTTGTGAAGGTCTCCATCACCGTGGCTGGTGGCACCGGCGCCGGTGCCGTGGCTGTGATCGGTCTGGCTTCTGCGAAGTACGGCTGATCATGGCTCTGACGGAGGATCTGGATATCTTCCTGGCGGACTTTGGCGTCAGCTGCACGGCTGGCGCCACTACCGCTAACGGGATCCTGGATATGCCCAGCCAGGTGATCAGCGATGGGATGGTGCTCACCACCGACTACACGCTGACAGCCAGAACCTCCGCATTTGGCAGTCTCATCCGCGGCGACTCGATCACTGTGGATGGGACTGCTTACACCGTCCGCGAGACGATGTTGATTGACGATGGCAAGTTCGTTCAGCTCGGGATACAGAAGACATGAGCGGTCCCTTCAAGGTCAACACACGGAGCCAGTGGGCAGCACAGAATCCTGTGCTGATGGCAGGAGAGCCTGGCCTTGAAAGTCAGACCGGCAACCTGAAGATTGGTGACGGCAGGACAGCGTGGAACACGCTGCCGTATTTCAGCAGTCCTGCGAACTGGGCATCGTTCTGGGATACAACGTCGCAGACCGCTACAGCTAATACGCCAACGTCGATCCTGTTGCGGAAGAACGACCTAGACAACCGTGGCATCAATGTGATCTCCAATAGCCGGATCACGGTTGACCACCCTGGCATCTACAGCTTTACGTTCTCGATCCAGTTCAGCAATACTGACTCCAGCATCCATGATGTCAACGTTTGGCTCCGCAAGAACGACAATGGCGCTAGTGGTAATGTGGCCGACAGTGATAGCAAGTTCAGCATCATTGCCAGGCATGGCGGTATCGACGGCAATGTGATCGGAACGGTGAACTTCATCCTCAAGCTGGCGGCGGCGGACTACATCGAGCTGATCTGGGCAACCAGCAACGCTGCTGCATACATCCACGCCGAGGCCGCGGCGACCAGTCCGTTCGCGCATCCGGGGATTCCGGGCATCATTTGCACAGTGGTGCAGGTGGCATCGGCATGACAACGAAGCGCGAGTCGATTCTGGCTGGTATCCGCACGGCGCTCACAAACACCACTGGCGTGAGCACGCGGATCTACCGCAGCAGGGTGGAGCCGTTGGCTAGGGGCGAGCTGCCGGCGATTGTGGTCGAGCCGATCAATGATGTGTGCGTGCAGTTGACCAGCACCCCGACGCTGGACTGGACGCTCACCGTGCGCATTGCGGTGATTGTGCGTGGCAACATCCCAGACCAAGTGGCTGATCCGATTGTGGAGAGTTTGCACGCGAAGGTGATGGCAGATCTAACGGTCGGAGGCCATGCCTACGACGTGCAACCGACTGGAGTTAGCTTCGATATGCAGGAGGCAGACCAGCCATCTGGTGTGATCTCCTGCGACTACGTGGTGAAGTATCGGACTCGAGTCGCTAATTTGGCGCAGAGTCCGTAGTAGCTACGATGATGGACGAATACAAAGGCCAGGGCGGCAGCTATCTGGTCGACAAGAAAACCGGCAAGCGAAAGCTCGTCGAGCGGACCCAGCCGGCTCCCCACCCCCAACCCGAGGTAGCCACCAATGGCCTCAGTTCTGACACGCCGGCGTCTGATCCTGGCGAAGATTGAAACCACCTACGCCACTGACTCCAGCCCGACCGGCTCGAGCAATGCCATCTTGGTGCGCAACCTCGAGATTCAGCCGCTGGTCGCTGAGACCGTAAACCGCGATCTGGTGCGCCCTTACATGGGGCAAGCCGATCAACTGCTGGCTCAGACTCGCGTCGAGGTGACCTTCGAGGTTGAGCTGGCTGGTTCTGGCACCGCTGGCACCGCGCCGGCCTATGGTCCGGTGCTGCGTAGCTGCGGCCTGTCTGAGACGCTGGTGACCAGCACCAGCGCCACCTACGCGCCCGAGAGCGCTGGCTTCGAGAGCTGCACCATCCACTACCACGAGGATGGCATTCGCCACAAGCTGACCGGCTGCCGCGGCACCTTCGAGATCAACGGCGAAGTGGGTCAGATCCCGGTGATCAGCTTCACCATGACGGGCATCTACAACGCCCCGACCGATGAGACGCTGCCCACCCCGACCTACGCCAACCAGGCCACCCCGCTGATCTTCAAGCAGGGCAACACCACCAACTTCACCGCCTTCTCCTACAGCGGCTGCCTGCAAAGCTACAACTTCAGCATGGCCAACGACGTGATCTATCGCGAGCTGGTCGGCTGCTCGAAGGAGATCATGATCACCAACCGGGCGCCCAGCGGCACCATCGTGATCGAAGCTCCGACCATTGCGGCCAAGGACTTCTTCACGATCGCTACCGGCAGCAGCACCGGCAGCATCACCTTCCAGCACGGCACGACCGGCGGCAACATCGCCACGGTGACCACTGCCCAGTCCGATCTGGGCAACCTGACCTATTCGGATCAGGATGGCGTGCAGATGCTGAACATGCCGTTTATTGCGGTTCCGACCAGTTCGGGCAATGATGAGTTCAGTCTCGTTTACACCTGACCTTGGCTTTTGTTCTTAAGCAGTCGGACACCTACTCGTGGCCGATCGCATTTGATATCCCCGTCGACGGTGGCCGTATGCAACGGCAGACCTTCGATGGGGAGTTTCGTCGGTTGAGCCAGTCCCGTATCACGGAGATCGGCGCCCAAATCAAGACCGAGGAGATCACCGATGCTGATCTTGCAGCGGAGGTACTGGTCGGCTGGTCTGGTGTGACCGATGGGGATGGGAAGGATGTGCCCTTCAGCCAGAAGGCACTTGAGCAGTTGCTTGATGTGCCGATGCTCGCGAGCGCCATCACGGTGGCCTACTTCGAGAGCCTGCAGGGAGCCAAGCGAAAAAACTGATCGAGGCCGCTGAGCATTGGGCAGGCGGTGGCGTTGTTGACGAAACCGCCGACGATGCCGCGGCCTTCGGCTTCGATCTGCCGGATCTGCCGCCGCCACCGGATGAAGACTTCGGGATCCTGCCGGAGAACTGGCTGGTGGTCGAGATGTTCCTCCGTGTGCAGACGCAGTGGCGCACCACGATGAGTGGCGTGATCGGATTGGACTATGCAGCGGTGCGTTGGCTGTTTAAGCTGTACGACGTAGAGGAACCGCGTGCGCTGCTGGAGGATCTTCAAGTGATGGAGGCCGCAGCGATGACGGTGATCAATAAGCAGGGGGCATAGCCATGGCGATGAACATGGAGGCCATGCTGAAGATCACCGCCAACGTGGCGGGTGAGAACAATATCCGGCGGCTTGGCAACTCGATGCAAGGCCTCGAGGGGCGCATCAAGAACGCCAGCATGGCGACCAACCTGCTCTACACCGGCCTCAAGAGTTTGGCCGCTGTGGCGGTTACGGGTGGTGTGGTGGCGTTGGCGAAGTCTGCAATCGACTTGGCAGACGATATGCGCGACCTGTCGCAGCGCACTGGCGTCGGTGTGGAGACGCTGGGGCAGTTCAAGGTGGCAGCCGAGCTATCGGGTAGCAGCCTCGAGGGCGTGGCGAAGGGACTGACCTTCCTGAATAAAAACATGGTGGCTGCGGCCACTGGCACGGAGGCGGCTGCTGCTGCGTTTAAGACGATTGGCGTTGCCACCACCGAGGCCGATGGCACGCTTCGTAGCGCCGACAAGGTGTTTCTCGATGTAGCCGATCGCTTTGCTCAGTTGCGTGATGGACCGGAGAAGGCAGCACTGGCGATCAAGATCTTCGGCAAAGCTGGCGCCGAATTGATCCCGATCCTGAATCTTGGCAGCAAGGAGATCCAGCGCTTCGGCCTCGGCATCGGTCCCGACTTCGCCGACAAGGCTGATGCGTTCAATGATCAGCTCGGGATCATGAAGGCACAGACCACTGTGCTCACCGTGCAGATCGGATCAGCACTCCTGCCGGTGATGAGTGGGTTGGTGAGCATCATTGGAGATGTAGTCAAAGCAATCGGCGATCTCGCGAAGGACTTCTATGTGGCGATCGGTGGCATGGCCGGATTGACTGAAGCCACAAAGATTCTCACAAAGACGTTGCTGGTTTTTGGCGGCGTTGCTGCTGGTGTTTTTATCGTCTCGAACGTGGTGGCATTTGGCGGTGCGCTGCGTACGGTTATTAAGTTCAGCAGAGAGTTGCTGGATATTGAAAAACGGATGCTGCTACTGCAAACAGCACGGGCAGCCATTCAAGGCATTTTGACCGGAGCTGGTGCGGGAGCCACTAAGGGCGCAACGCCAGCTCAGAAGATTATTGGTGGTGTTGCGGGTGCAGGTGCTGGTATTGCTGCATTGATAGCGGTCAACAAATTGATTGACGAATCAGTCAACAAAATGATGCGGACCATTGATGCGGCTTCCAATAGAGCGACCAGGGCAACAACACCACCCGGCACTACGCCGGACCTAAGCGGCCTGCGCACGGGCGCTGGCGCGAAGCCGAAGAAAGCAGAGGAGATGAGCCAGAAGCTGTATCAGCTTGAGCTGGACCTGCTTGAGGCGCAGCGGAAGGAAAACGAAACGCAAGTCGCTTCGATTAAGTACGAGATCGCTCAGCAGAAGTTTGCGGAGAGCAAACTGAAGAACCGCAACGACATGCTCGAGCTGGCCAAGGCAGAGCGGCAATACATGGAGGACATTGCCGACATAGCGACGAAGACCGGCGCCGCTGTTGCGCAGGACTTTATCAAGCGAAACCAACTGCAGGAGGATTACAAGCGCACCGTAGAAGAGCTGCAGATCAAGGCTGGCCTGATCACCGGCGACAAGCTCAAGCAGGTCGAGATCGATCGCGAACTGCAAACGATCCTCGAGCGCCTGCCTGGTTTGACTCAGGCGCAGATCGACAAGCTGAAGGAGCTGGTGGCTGCCAGTAAGCAGGTGAAGGATGGCTTCGGAGATACCTTCGGCGAAAGTCTTAGGCAGTATTACGACAGCCTCAAGAACTTCGGCGGACAGGTTGCCGATTCAGTCAAGGGCGCCTTCCAAGGTCTAGAGGATCAACTAACCAGCTTCGTCACCACTGGCAAGGCGAACTTCACCGATCTGGCCAACAGCATCATCGCCGACATTGCTCGCATTGCGATCCGGCAGGCCATCATCAGGCCGTTGGTGGGTGGCATCTTCGATATCTTCAATATCAAGCCGAGCGCCATGGGCAACGTCTTCGCCCAGAACGGCATCCAGAAGTTCGCCCGTGGCGGCATCGTCGACAAGCCGACGATGTTCCCCTTCGCCAAGGGCATCGGCCTGATGGGCGAAGCTGGACCTGAGGCGATCATGCCGCTACGCCGCGGCCGTGATGGCCGACTTGGAGTACAGGCCACCAACGGTGGCGGTGGTGTGAGCGTGGTGGTGAATGTTGACGCGAGCGGCACCAGCGTCCAAGGTGATAACGCCAAGGGCGCCGAGTTCGGCCGGGCAATCAGCGAAGCCGTCAAGAATGAGATCGTGATCCAGAAGCGCCCAGGAGGCTTGCTCAACTAATGGCCACCTTCTCCTAC